GAGTTTCATCACCTCGATGTATTGAATACTATACTGCTAGGGGATATTCCGCAGAAGAGTCAGCACTCATGTTGTCAAACTCGCAAAAATATTTTTCAAAAGAAATATGCGTACAAAAATATGGAGAAAATGAGGGGATGAAGATTTGGCAAGATCGACAAAATAAATGGCAGGGCACCTTAAATTCCAAATCCGCAGAAGAAAAGTCTAGAATTAATCGTTTAAAGTTAACTAAAGGAATTACTGTTTCAAAAGCAGAAAAATTAATACTGAAAGCAATAAAAGAAACAATACCAGATGCCATACATCAATTTACTTTACATGAATCAGGTAAAAAACAATACATCTATGATATTATGGCCAATAATAAAATCATAGAATATAATGGTGATTTTTGGCACTCTAACCCTTCTATATATTCGCCAGATTTTATAAATCCAAGAACTAAAGTTAAATCTATTGATAAATGGGCATCAGATGCTGTAAAATTACAATGTGCTCGTGATCAAGGATATGAAGTTTTAATTATCTGGGAACATGATTTCAAGAAAAATCAAAAGGAAACAATTAAAAAATGCATTCAATTTCTGACATCGTAAATAGAAAATTTATCAACTCTGTAAATCTAAAAAATTTAGAGATTGAAACAGATTCTGGATGGAGTCCCATTACGTCCATACATAAAACAATTCCATATCATGTATGGACGGTCAAAACCGAATCAGGGAAAAATCTCAGGTGCGCGGACGATCATATTTTATTTAATGATGAATTCAACGAAATTTTTGTAAAAGACATTAGGCTTAATTCATTTATTCAAACCATTGATGGGTTAGAGAAAGTATCAGACATACAAGCTTCTGAACAAGAAGAAAATATGTTTGACATTGCCGTTAATTCTGATGAACACAGATACTATACCAATGGGATTCTGTCGCACAATACTACTATTGCCAATGCTCTTAGCTATGGGTTATTTGGCAATGCACTAACCAATATCAAAAAAGACAATCTTATTAATAAGACCAACGGCAAAAACATGCTGGTCACAGTGGATTTTGAGCATGGCGGCAACCACTATCGCATTGAGCGCGGTCGTAAACCCACACTGCTGAAGTTTTATGTAAATGACGTTGAGCGAGTAGATGCTGCAAATAACGAAGCTGACGAAAGTCAGGGCGACAGCCGCGAAACACAACAGGAAATAGAACGTATATTAAGTATCAGCCCTGATATGTTTAAGCATATCGTGGCGCTAAACACTTATACTGAGCCGTTCCTAAGTCTTAGAGCAGCTGACCAGCGCAGTATCATTGAGCAACTGCTGGGTATTACACTGCTAAGTGAAAAAGCTGATCATCTCAAAGAGCAAATCAAAGATACCAAAGATCTCATTACCCAGGAACAATACAAGATTAAGGCCACAGAAGAAGCCAATGCGAGAATCAAGGAACAAATTGAATCACTAGAGCGTAGACAGCGGCTGTGGCAGAATAAACACGAAGAAGACAAGGCCAAACTGTCTAGATCCATAGGCGATCTAGTAAACATAGACATTGAGCAAGAATTACAACTACATCGTGACCTTGATGCTTATAACGAACGCAAGAAGCAAATTGATGAATGCAAAAAGCTGATTAAACAGTCTGCAGATGATAAAGCTAAGTTAGAAAAAGCTCAGGAAAAGCTGCGCAAAGAGATCGCATCACTGGATAATCACGAATGCTATGCTTGTGGACAAACTATACATGATGGCAAGCAGGAAGAAATCCGCAGAGACAAACAAGAGTCACTGACGGAAGCAGAAACGCAGTGGAACCGGTCTGATGCAGAGGAAAAAGAGCATAACGCATCACTAAAACAGCTAGGAGCCCTGGGCGCCATGCCCAAAGTGTTTTATGATACGCTGGCGGATGCATTGGATCATAAAAACCGGTTGGATGGACTAGTTAGGGATCTTGAAAACAAAGAAAACGAAACTGATCCCTACGTCGAGCAAATCGACGAGATGCAGAACAAAGCCGTGATTGAGATTAACTATGAAACCATCAATCAATTGGAAATGTTACGTGAGCATCAGGAGTTTTTGCTTAAATTGCTGACCAACAAAGATAGCTTTGTACGTAAACGCATCATTGATCAAAACTTAGGCTATTTGAATACACGTCTAAGCCAGTATTTGGAACGTATTGGGTTGCCACATACTGTAACCTTTATGAATGACCTCACAGTTGAGATCACAGAACTGGGCCGTGAGCTGGACTTTGATAATTTATCGAGGGGCGAAAGAACACGACTGATACTGAGCCTTAGCTGGGCATTTCGTGATGTTTGGGAAAGTTTATATCAGCCCATTAATCTCATGTTTATTGACGAGCTAATTGACAGCGGTCTGGATAGTAGCGGCGTAGATAATGCACTAGGTATGCTTAAACGCATGAGTCGTGAGCTCAATAAAAGTGTTTGGTTAGTAAGTCACAAGGATGAATTAGCAGGTAGGGTAAACAATATACTACGAGTCATCAAAGAAAATGGCTTTACCACGTATGAAACCAGTACGGAAATAGCAAATATTTAGAAATATTACAGGTCAAATTGGTAGCACTAATTAAGATTACAAGGAGATAGCAATGACAACACATGAACAAATTCTAGCAGCCGTTGATGCATACAAAAAGGAACAGGACAGTTTTGAGATCAAGGGCGTTAAAGCCGCTGCTGGTCGTGCCCGTAAAGCACTAAGCGAGCTTGCAAAACTAACTAAAGTTCGTCGTGGTGAGATCCAGGACAAGAAAAACGCTATGTCAGCTAAGTAAGTATTTTGCCAAAAAGAGCTCCAGTGTATAAATAAATATACTGGAGGCTTTTATGGATTTAGGACATTGGCAATATCCAAAAAAATTTGACGTTAATGAATGGGTTGGGTTTATATATAGGATAATTGATACTGAAACTTCTCGAGAGTACATTGGGAAAAAATTATTTTTTAGTAAGAGAAGCAAACGTCTCAAAAGTAGGAAAAACAAAGTTTGGACCACCAAAGAATCTGATTGGAAAACATATACTAGTTCTTCCGAAACGATTAATAAATTGATTAAAGAGCATGGAAAATCTCGATTCGTTTTTATTATTGAATCACTTCATAAATCAAAAGCGGCATTGACCTATGCGGAGGTTGAAAAAATGATCGTGGAAGATGCATTAAGAACAAAATTGCCCAATGGCGAGCGGCGTTATTACAATGCTATTATTCCTCCAATTAAGTTTTTGCCGCCGCACGAAGAAAGTGACGAGGAGGCATCAAGACTGTGGACTTTGATTAAGGACAGATACCCAAATGAAAACTTTCTTTGGGAGCATGGTATGCTTGAGGAAGAGAAGGAAAATTACAGAGCAAAATTTAGGTTGGGAGAAAATAATTCAACAAAAAGAAATAAAACCGATGAAGAATATGAGGCCTGGTTGAATCAGAATTATAGAGGGGTTAACAATCCAATGTATGGTCGAAAAGGTATGTTGAGTCCAAGATATGGAACACATCCTTTTGAAAAACTAACCGAAGAAGAATTAATTGTAGCAAAATCAAAAATGGCACATAAAGGCAAAGATAATGGTATGTTTGGTCGGCACCCATTCGCAAATTTAACTGAGGAAGAATTGGCAGTGGTAAAAGAAAAAATGCGTCACGAAGGCAAAGATAATGGCATGTATGGCAAACCTTGTTATTACAAAATGACCGAAGAGCAAAAGGCACAGTGGAAACTAAATATAGGCAAAAGTAAAAAAGGCAAAATATTAACAGAAGAAACTAAACAAAAAATGCGTAAGCCCAAGGGCCCACAAATTCAGGTTACATGCCCGCATTGTGGCAAAATGGGCGGTACATCAAATATGGCACGATATCATTTAGACAATTGTAAGCTCAAATCTTAAGAATAATTTAGGCAATACATAGCAACCGCGTTTGGTCTAGGCTGCTAGACCCCTGTCGAGACTGCCAGTCAGCTGATGCCGTCGGATTTCAGGTGTTGCAAGGCAAGAACTACCTTAGGCTCCAAAGGATCTTGGGCTCTGTGAAACAGGCACAACCCATAACTTACATTACGCCGCTGATCCGTGTAATGTAGGTCCCGTTGATAACAAGCAATGCTAGAGTAGGGCGTACCGATCAACCGCGTCCGTGCAAATAAATTTGTAATCTCTTTAGATCAGTGACTGTAACGACTCGGATGAAGCGTTTCTTTCATAATATGTCTGTCAAGGCATATTATGACTGATTGATCTGGATGAATACCACAGTCAAAAGCATACAGTCTTAAAAGCAATTAAGGTATCAACAAAATGCATGAGCGTAAGCGAAATGCAGATGTGCGTTAGCACATCTTTAAAGAATACCTAAAATAAAATAATTGTGTGTATAACTATGGCTTCTAAAAGAAGGGTAACCCTGACTTTTTTGTAGTTTCTATATTGTCTTCTACAATTTTAGCTACGATTTCACGTTCGGCCTTGCTTAGGTCCATGGCTTCGGTGTAGGTAAGACCGCCTCGCATATACCAACAAAACTTTAACGCTTCTGTTTTTAAGGCCTTTGATTCTTTATCATAGCCATCAAGCATTGCTATGATAGCGTCGTTATCTAATGTCAAAAGCCTACGCCGAAAAAACTTGAATAATTAAACTCAATTGCCATTTCGTAATTTTCGCCACATTCATTGCATTTTACCGCGTATGGTTTTATATTAGCTTCTTTTGCCAAATCTTCAACTTTGTCCTGCAGTTTCTTAATTATAGTAGACTGGGCATTTTGATAAAATTCCTTTATGTGCTCTGTGTTATCGACTTTAGTCCCATCTTCTGCTACAATGTAAGCCGTGCTTTTTGTTAATATGTCTGTTGTTATATCTGCCAAACGTTTCATCCTCTGGGCCAACGCAGCTACCTTTTCTTCGGTCGCTAAATCAGACTCATTTATAGACATAACCATACGTTGTTCTTCAAAACCCAGTGTATTAGCTTCGTTTGCCTGTTGATAAGGCTGCGGTTTCAGCATGATTTTCAAATTATCAACATCTAATGGCTGTGTATAATCTGGGCATTTGACAGAATCAAGTGCTAATCTCAAATCAATGCTATAGGTATTAGACTTTTGGCAATGCGGGCAGTCAGAATCAAAATCCATGTCATGTCCATAACTAGCGATTCTTATAGCTATTAGTAGGGCATCAATGTCAACATTGGGTGCTACCCATGCATTTTTAACATTTGGGCAGCAACTTTGTATGGTCTCAACTAATCCAGCACCATTCATTAGGGCATCTGGGGTACGAAGCACAATCTCATCCTTGGTGGTCATAGGGTAAACTGGTAATTCTCCAGTTATTGGTAAATCTAAGCTGCCTTCTGGCCAAAATTTACCCAGGCTGGGCAATTTAATATAGATTGATGGCTGTCTAAAATGTTTTGCAAGCGGGTTTGAACTCATGGAATTATTCCTATAAATAATTGATATTATTATTATTTATGACTTGAAATTACCCTATGGATCAAACTGAACTAAACAAATTGCTTGAAGAGCTAGGAAAAGCCAAAAATTTTGGTATCGAATCGGAAGCATACCAAAAGTCTTTGAAGCGGTTGAACACTGCCACGCAGCAGATAATCAAAGATTTCGATGCTGCAAAAAAACTGTCTGCGGATTACAATAAAGCTGTTCAAAATGCCAAGGCTGGATTAATCAGCAGCGAAGAAAAAAATAGAACTTGGTCCAACCGGTTAAAGGAATCGGTTAAGGTAATAAACGATAATATAGATGCATTGGAAGAAGAACGCCAGTCTTTGTTAAAAACTGGTAATCTTAGAGATGCAACAGAAAAACTCAAACAAATTGAAGAGAAAAAATCTCTTGCTGCGGAGCAGGCCAAAAAAGCTGCGGTAGAAGAGTCAACAGCTGAACTTAAAAACTTTGGTAAAACCATTACTAATATAACTGTTGGAGCTGTTGGTGGGTTAGCTAGAAATTTAACTAGTAATGCAGGTGCAATAGAAACCGGTGGCGCTATAATGAACGCGGCAATAGATGGTGCCGCTGCTGCTGGTAGTTCTGCTGGTAAATCAATAGGTGCATTTGGTCAAGCAGCTATGCAGAGCGGCGGCAAATTGCGTACTGTTGGTATTGCCGCAACATTAGCTGGTGGCGCACTAGAAAGTCTTGCCGATAATGGTGCAAAAGCTGCTAAGTTTGCAGTTGAAATTTTAGGCAAACAACTTGGTCAATTACGAGACGGTTTCCAAGCAGGAAGTAAATCCGGTGCTGTTTTTGCTGATGGTATGACTGGTATGAAAAATGCGGCCGGTGAAGCAGGTTTAACGGTTCAGCAGTTTGGCAAAGTAGTTTCAGAAAATGCAAAAAGTTTGGGTGCAAGTGGCATGGGTATGACTGCCGCGGCAGAACGTATGGCCAGAATTAAAGGAGACATAGACAAATCTGGTGTAGGAGTTCGTTTGCAAAACTTAGGTTATAGTTTTGAAGAACAAGCTGGTTTAGTTTCTGAAGTAATGGGAAATTTAAATCGTTTTGGTAAAGGTCGCAGCTTAAGTGATAAAGAAATAATGCAGGAGACAGAGAAGTATGCAAAAGACTTACGTTTACTAAGTGCGGTAAGCGGCGAAGAAGCCAAATCAAAAATGCAACAAGCACGTGATGCCGCAAACAATTTGGCATTCCAAAATAAACTAGCAGAGATGCCGGCAAAGCAAGCAGAAGAAATTCAGAGAGCGATGGCAGCAATGAGTCCAATGCAACAAAAAGCTTTTATGGAAATGCAGCTTTTTGGAACGGCGATAAGCAAAGAAAGTGCCATAATGATGTCAACTAATCGTGGATTTTCACAAAGCGTAAGTGAATTCAGCGATAAAGCCAACAAGGGTATACTAACACAGGAAGAAACTCTTAAGATACAAGCAAACACTAAAGAATTAACGCTCAAAGATAGAAAAAATACAAAAGAAATAGGATTAGCTGGCTTTGCGGGTAAGGGAGGTTTGGAAGGCTTATCTGCTAGTATGAATCAAACTTTTGCAGAAGCCGCAAAGAATTTAGATCCTGAACAACTGGCAAAACAATTAGCAACATTAGGTAAAGCAGCAGAAACGCAGGATGATCTAACTAAAAAATTCTTAGCCTCAGAAAAGGCATATCAAGATTCCATGGTAGGCTTGCAGAAAATGGCGATAGAACACATGGATACATATGTTTCGGGACTTAAAGGAATTAATGAAGCAATATCCAAACAATTGAATGATTCAGGTTCCATTACAAATTCGCTAATGAGTGGCATTGGTGATGTAATAACTACAGTTGTTGGAGCCATGATTCCAGGACTGTTGTCTAAAATACCCAGTATCTTTAATAAATCTGGACAAGGTGGGCCAGAGAGTTTAGGTCCAAGTGGTGGCGGGTCTAGTCCAGCGGGTGATGGAGGATCTGGTGGGCTGCGTCAAAATAAAAAAGGTCAATGGATTACAGACAAAGGCAAATTCGCATCAAAAGCGCAGATTGCAGAACACATGGCACAGTCCGGGGGAGGTAAAGGTCTTGCAGGAAGAATTGGTGGATTTTTAGGAAACCTAGGAAGTAGAGCTGCTGGATTAGCAGGGGGACTTGGAACTACTCTGGGCACTAGCGTAGGTGCAGTAGGAGCAGGTACATTGGCTAGCAGTGCATTAGCTGCAGGTGCAGCAGGATATGGAGCCGGAACCTTATTAAATGAATATACCCCAATACAAGATTGGCTAGCTTCTGGAATTGACAAAATTACAGGGATAGAAAGTAAGGGAAAATCCTTAACCGAACCCACATTAGCGCCAGCAACAAGTCTAAGCTCGAAAGCAACTGGTTTAGCACTCGCTGCGGGAAGTGATACATCTTCCGGAGCCGTGCAAAAAACTTCCGAAACAACGGCCAAACTGGCACAGGATCAACTGGACAGTGTACGCAGCGGCGTAGATTTAAACGCCCAAATATTAGCAGAGATAAAAAATAGTAATAGTATTATGAAGCAAATGGCTGCTAATATGGCATAAATATTACTGGAAATATATTATGAAAACCAAAGACATTGTAAGATTGGACGAATTTTGGCCCTTTGGCAACAAACAAGATAAAGCTGCGGCTGCAGAACAGAAAAAAGGGCAAGATTGGTTGTATAAATTAATCAGCCAAACTTACAGTGCTTGGAATCAACGCCTAGGAACAAATAAATATACACCAGATGCTACTGGTTTTAACAAATTTAAAACAGAATTTCTAACCCCATTGAAAAACTGGCCACCAGATCCTGAATCTTTTGACAATCAGTCAATATACAAATATATTGAAGCTTATCACAAACAATTAGCAGCAGAGGAAGATACTGCGCCACAACCCTCACAACCCCCAAAAACCTCACAAACGGTACAAACAATCCAAAACGTTATTAAGGCAATACGATCTTTGTCTGTAGAAGAAGCTGGTGAATTGATAGATGAACTTAGAGCAGAT